ATTCTTGATACAATGTGTCAGGATAAGATTGATGCTAAAAATGAAAGAATTGCTGATCTTGAAAGACAGCTTACTATGGCTAATCTTGCAGCTTCTCAAGGCGCGCAGACTGCGGCTATTTTGGCTAATAATGATGCACAAACTGCGGCTCTTGAGCAATATCTTGCACCAGTTCCTCGTCCAGCTTATATCGTTCAAAATCCTAATGGCTGTGGATGCAATACAGCTGCAACTTGTGGCAGTTGTGCATTTTAATTAGGAGGTATAAACAATGGCAGAATATTTAGCAAATGCGGAGCAAAATGTTGATTTAAATGCACCGATTATATTTAATGCTTCTATTCCATGCACTAGTGGAAATGCAATCCATGAAGATGAAACTGGAATTTTTATTCTCCGAGGAAACACTCCTAATTGTTTTGCTCGTTATCAGGTACTTTTTAATGGAAATATTGCAATACCAGAAGGCGGAACTGCGGGTCCAATTGCTGTAGCAGTTACAGTTAATGGTGAAATTAGACCTACTTCACGCGCTATTGTAACTCCAGCTGCGGCTGAAGAATATAATAATGTAACAAGTACTGCAATTATTACTGTGCCAAGAGGTTGTTGTTATAGTATTAGCATCAGATCGGTTAGTGGATTAGTTAATGACCCAACTGGTGTACCTGCGCCAGTTATTAGTGTTATTAATTCTCACCTAGAAATTAATAGAACTGCATAAGGAGGACTGAAATGGAAAAGAAAACAATTGATGCTCTTCATATGCTGGTTTGTGAAGAGTTAGAAGATATAGCTAAAATGAATTCATTAAGTCATGAAGTGGTAGATATATTAAAAGATTTAACCGAGACTGAAAAGAATTTAATGAAAATTGAAAAATACAAAAAAGAAAAAGAAAATATGGAAATGCCTATGGATCAAGGTTATAGCCAAAGAAAATATTATATAGATGCTGATTATCAGCCTTATCCTATTGGAATGCAAGGTAATTCTTATGCTCAAGGTAGTCCAAATAGTCAAGTTTCTTATAATGGAGGAATGGGAAATAGCTACGCTTACGAACCAAGGTATAATAATCCAATGTATTCGATGGCTAGAGGATATTCAATGAACAATAAAGAAGAAATGGTTGATGAATTACAAAGAATAATGGCAGGAACTAATGACGAAAGAACTAGAGGTGCTATTGCAGAAATTATTAATAAAATGAATAAATAAAAATAAAAGAGCCTATTCAGGCTCTTTTTTATTTTCAATAGATTCAATTCTTTTTAAGTCAGAGTGCTTCCAGTTCTTACCTTTTCTCGAATACGTTCCATACAACCCATTCGCTCTCTTATTCGTCTTCGCTCTACACAACGGACAGCTACAATGTATTTTATTTTTAGAATACTGATGTAATGGGCGTGGAGTCCAATTAGCATAGCTTCCTTTAATATCTTTATCAAGTTTTCTTTTTCTAACAGATTTCTTAACATTATTCTTTCGTCTAATGGCGCGTGTTCGATCTTTTTCTATACAATCTTTTGGAACTGGAGGAATTTCCAAATATTCTTCAAGTTCTTCTTCCAATTCATCGTGTTCGTTGTACATATCCATAGTAATCTCCTTATTTAAGTTGATTAATCATACAATCTTCGGAACTTTTATCGGTTCTAAACTGTTTTAATTTTGGATGACGTATACCTTTTCCACCCTGTGCATTGTCCATGATTTCCATAGCCATTATTTCTGCAACAGTTCCGATATAATCTTTCCAATTTGCTTTAACTTCTTCGGTTATACCACTCAAATTACCGATGTGAACATAATCATGCCCATTATACAAACCAAGCTTCAACGATCCTGCCCATCCATTGAACCAGTTTTTCGTAACCGGATACAGCGGCGCGCCGTCTACATAATCATCATAGACTGTTCTCTTATATTCATTAAGATATTCAGATGCAGTTATCTTCTGATTGTGCGCCTCATCAAACCAATAGTCCCAACTCTCAACTTCTTTTCCATCATAAATTTTAGTAGGCGAATTTGCTCCAATTACTACACAATCAATTGTATCTTGAAGTTCCTTTTTAATTTTAAGAGTATCCTTATTGGTTCTCTTACCTGGAAGATAATGGGAATCACCACGAGTTATTACAACCCCCTCATATCCATCAGCAAGTAAATTTTGGATATTATTCCATAATTCTTTTCCTCTGTAATACTTTGCCCATTCTATTTGCTCGTCTTTATATTTCTTACTATAATCTTCTAAAGTAAGAAAACGGTCAATCGCTTTCATATTCAAATATGACTCGCCGCGATCAGCTAACACATCAAAAATATAATATACAAGTGGTTCTTTTTCTTGTCTTTTGATTCCCTTATCTACCAAACAATTCATAATTGATGTTGTTGTTTTAGCCTGTTCATTGGAAGGCAAATAAATTTCTCCAAGAAAACAAGTTCCATTAGGTAACTCCTCAAAGAAAGAATGAAGATGTGGAACCCAATCAATCTTATTTACAAATTCTTTCTTTACATTACGGGTACGAGGTCGTAAAAACATATTCCCATCTTCATCCTTTAAGAACATGAAGAAAGCACCATCACGTTTCTGCGCACCATACCATTCTCCACTAAAAATACGGGTACGTGCCCACTCTTCTTTCTTCTCTTGACTCCAACTTGAAGGCGGCGCGAAGTATTTTTCAGCTTCGAGTTCGAAAAAATTAATTCCATCAATATACTTTTCCATCAATACTCCTTTTAGGGAAGTTTATAGTTATGCTGTCCCCATGATTCTTCTTTTGACAATAAATTTTCTATAAAAGTTTCGGCTGATTCTTCTAATGCTTCCAAGGTGGTGTTATTATATATAACAAAGTCATAAGGAATATCAAACACCATATCATCTGCGTGGTTACCATATTTGCCTTCCACCTCTTCTCTTCTAATTAATAAGGTTATAGCTTCATATTCCTCAACCCAGCGCTCAATATCTTCTGGTTCTCTTGCGTGGATGAATATAATAAGTTCCTTATCTGAATCTCCAAATAGTTCTTTTAAGTCTTCAACTGTTTCCTTTGTATAAGTAAAAGGAAAATCATTATACTCTCCAAAAAGGTCTTTAAGGTCACTTAAAAATTTTCTATCTTTTAAACTCTTTCCACCTTCCCAACCAATTTGTTTAGCAATTTCTTTTGTGCCGTCTATCATCGAGGTTGAGAAAACATATGCATAATGTTTTCGACACAACTTAACAAAAGCATCTTTACCACATCCGCCTTGTCCATTAATTATTATTATCTTCATGCTTTTTCCTTCCTACTTCTGCCGCAGCTTGCGCGAGTTTATCTACAATATTGTTATATTTTACATTAGAGTGACCTTTTACTTTTTTAAAAGTATAATGATAATCTTCAAAGAAAGGTACAAGTGCGCGCCAGTAGAATTTATTTGCTACAGGATCACCTTTAGAATTTTTCCAATTATTTTCATACCACTTATTATACCACTTATTATTAGCACAGTTAATTAAATAAGCGCTATCACTGTAGATTGTGAAAGAATCAAAAGTTGTATAACGATTAGCTAAATAGCGACAAGCTTCAATGGCGGCATACAACTCCATTTTCTGATTAGAAGTTCTATACTGATAACCACAATCACCATGTATCTGTTCTCCATTTTCCAATACAATATAAGCCCAGCCGCCTACTGCTTTTTTCGTACCATTACCTTTTGCGCTTCCATCTGTATATACTTCTATTTTTCGCGGATTCTTCATAATATTCTTTATAGATTTTTCCATATATATCATCCTCTAATTTCTGTGCTGTCTTCATATACTTTAAAATTTCTTCTAATTCCATCGGCTTTACATTAAGCTTTCTATTTGCTCGTTTAAAAACTGTTTTCATCTTCCAGTTCCGCAGCTTAAAAAGTAAATAGTCGAACCAGTTCATATCCAAATAAAACGGTTTATTAATTGACATACTCAAAATTGCTGCAACCTCGAAACCGAATAAGTGATTCATGTTACTTGGTGTAAAATCTTTGAATAACAATCCACCATTACGTTTATCTTCAATCATAAAGTTAATCAATGTAGTACTGATAACCTCATCCATTTTTCCATATTCTTCTTCTGTCATATTATTCCTCCTTTTCTATTCTATATATATTATATCAAATTTTTAAGGTAAAATCAAAATTTCTTAATAACTCACAATTTGCTTTTTAAACAAATTTCTGGTAGAATCACGCGCCCGCGCGCGTAATATATAAAGGAAGAAATTTAAAAAATAACTCAATTCCACCCATTAATAAAATTAAATTTGCTTTTTTTTAAAAATTTTTCTATAATATATATAGAAAATGAAAGGAGAAATAAGAAATGAGAACAGATATAGCGTTAAAACTTGGAGAGCTTACTCGTGGCGAAACTTCTAGAGTGTTTGACTGGCATAAGGCAGCAAGAATAATTAAAACTCTTGATTTGGAAGAAGCCTGGGCTGGTCTTGGAGAAGATTGGTTTTACACAGGTGGAAAAATTTTAGAGGATGGTAAGCCAATTTATGATGATTATACCTTTCTTGCTTCCACATGGGCAACTCCAATTTTAAGAGTCAGTGACGATATAGCTTACGAATGTTGGTGCTGGGAAGATGAATGCGAGTGGGACTGCCATACTAAGTGGCCGGCATCAGCTGTTTTGTTAATGGGAGATAGTAATGGCTTATTCAGTTAATAAGATTTCAGATGAATTGGTAATCGAAGCTTTGCAGATTGTTCATAACTACTGCACACAGGAAGCGAGTAACTGCGCCGAGTGTATACTCCATATGGAAGATATGACTTGTCTGTTTTGGGCAGAGCTTCCTGATCGTTTTGATAAGTGGAAGAAAGAGAATGCAGTTCAAATGGTAGGAAGGCAGGTAAAAAGGAGAAAGAAATGAGAGTTTCAGAAGACGAAATAATCAGAATGAATGAACTTTACCTTGAATACCGTACCTATGCTGCGGTTGCTCGCGAGGTTGGTCGCGCGCCTTCAACAGTAAAACGCTACATCGATCCAAACTATGCGCGTAGAGCTATTTGCAAAAAAGTTAGGGAAGTTGATTGGAAGGCTTTAGAAGAAACCCCGGTAATTGACATCTCTATTTGGGAGCAGCTCTTTTTGGAAAGGAGTGAAAATGAAGGCTTTTTACCTTGACGCAATTTCCTGGCATAAAGGCTACGGGATTATAACAAATAATTTTGATAAGATCGATATGCCAAAACTGCATACATCTTATCAACTTTTACAGGCTATATTGGTAGGAATGGACTATGAGGAATATCTTACTTTTTGTGAGGAATGTTTAGGTGCAAAAATTTCCCGAAAAAATGGAGCGAGATATGCTTCAATCCACTTTCCAATTACCGAGGATGTTAATCATTTTGTCGAGCTTTTAAATAGGAAGTTCGAGAAAGGATATAGTAGATGAGTTTTGAGAAAAACAGTGATCCAAATTATTTTATAGATCATCAGCTTGTTACCAATTGCGGCAGCTTAGCTTTGAATATTAAAGAGTGGTATTGTCCAGATGAGGTATTTGATACGCCAGATGAAGATTATGCCTACTATTTAATAGAAAAGAATAAATGCACATTGGAAGCTGCAATTAAGCTTATGCTTGCAAGAAATGTGGAGCAGATTCTTAAAGATTTTGATTTTCTTGAACTTTGCAGTGGCGACAGAGAGCTGGCGCGAGGTGAAGAACTTATAGCTTTTCGTATGTGTCTTAGTTATCCCATTTTTGGTGAATTAGATACTGATTATCATTTTAGAGTTAAAAGAAATAATCGATGGCTAGAAAAGCCAGGCTGCGGCCCTGTGCGCGAAGTTGATTTTACAGAAGAGCCTTGGGTAGTTTCAGAAAGTCTTGTATACTGGGGACCAATCGCTTATTTCTTGAGAAAGGCATCCTGAAAATTTGAAAAAATCTGAAATTTCTACTATAATATATATAGAAAGTGAGGAAAGGAAAAAGTATGAGAAGGCTTGAAGTTAAAAACTTAGGGTAGGCAAAAGCCAAGGGTTCGAGTCCCGCTAATCCGAACGAGATATCGCGTTCATGTCCCCACTAAAGATAATAAATTTTGACAAAATTAAAAAATTACGATATAATATATATAGAAAGTTGAGAGAGCGAGTTTTTATCCTTTCTTTTCGCTCTCTCACCCGGCAACGTAATCCGCCAGTTCCCTGTTTAGGGTTCTGAGAGTCACAAGCCTCTATTAATAAGTGAGAGTGAGTTGTCAATAATCCATCGTAGAAGGTAGCGCTGAAACTATGCGAAGACCCTCGCCTGACGTCCCAGGTGGTTGAGTAGGAAGAAACCATACAACAGTACCCAGAAGTCGACATAATTCGGACATATAGTGGAATCCGTGGAAAGAGGGAAAGGCAACTTTACTCAAGATGCATACAATAAGGCTAGGCGCGGGAGTTCGGTGGAACTTGTGGCGAACCGATAATAAAAATCCACCCCTAATGACGCAGAGTACGACTAAAGGTAGGTCGGCTAGGCTCATAACCTAGATTGTGTGGGTTCGAATCCCATCTCTGCAACCATGACGTGGACCGCGACGACGTCATAAAATAAGGCGGAGTAGGGTGAATACCTTACGTTTACAAACCGTTAACACGGATTTATCAGTTAAACTACCACCGATACAGCAATCTGACGTATGTCAACTTATAAGTCTGTAGTATGTGGCCTAGCGAAAAACGGGATATCAAGGAAGCGAAGTAAACTGATCGACGTATGGTCACGTCGTAAAATAAGTCACCTCTCTTCATCCGAGGTTAAACTGATGCGGAGTGCTGACTAACGAGATAAATTCAGTAGCAATGTGGCAGAGTAAACTGCGACCTCGGCTAACCCTAAAGGAGAATAAGAATTAAATCACTGTTACGGAGTAGTAGGTACGCTTACTACTCTACATTCTGGGGATGCGATGGGCGTTCGACACGGCTTAAACCCGAAGTGGACTGTCGTGGACACCGGTTCGAATCCGGTCATCTCCACCATATTTTATAGAACCTTGATAATTGAATTAAATAAGTATATGACAAGAACTCAGTGAAGAGCGGTTAAGTAAGCCGTGCTGAGGTGCGCTAGATAGGTCAGGTCAACGAAGCAAGGATACTTGTGGATAGGCGTCTGTGGTAATAATCGTGAGGTTATTATTGTAGTGGGTGGTACCCCAAACCTAAGGTGTAGCGCAGTGGTCAATGCAAACTAAGGTAGTGTGTGGATCGGTAGCGTAATAGAGGCTTTTCCGAATAAGAAAAGCTGAATCCAGTTAGACTTCAGGTTGGTCACCTGAGCCAATGATTGGAAATGCCAATAAGCTATTCTGTCGTGAAGCGAAGAAATTCGTGTATAAGGTCTGTATGCAACTCTGAGTAGCCTAAGACAAAGCAAAACAAGGGTTTTAGTGCATAGGATAAGGCATTTAAAATTTTCTTGAGCGAACTACAGGTGAAAAGTGCAGGTAATCAATCCTGTCTAGGATTTTGGAGCCGAAAGGTTCTGGGGCATATTGTGTTGAGGTAGCTCCTCGGCGCTTGCGTATGTCTCCCTAGTGACTGAATAAGTTTGAAGTTGGTTGCTGTAAGGTGAAAGCCTATTGATCGTATGCTTATTTAATTCAATTATAAGGTATAAAGGAGGAGCATAGATGAAGTATTATAGCGAAATTACAGGAGAACTTTTCGATACGGTTGAAGAGCTTAAGAAAAATGAGCAGAAACTTAGAGAAGAAGCACTGAAAAAAGAGGAAGCTAAAAAAGAGATGGATGCAGCGTTGAGAGAATGTACAGATGCGTGGGATCGTTATCTTAAAGTATGTGAAAAATATGGCGTGAAACGTGGCTATGTTTCGAACGGGTTGTTTGAGGATTTGTTAAAGGCATTTTTTGATTAATCCTTTTGCGACTATGGCGGAACTGGCAGACGCAAGGGACTTAAAATCCCTCGATCGTAGTATCGTGAGGGTTCGACTCCCTCTAGTCGCACCATTTATATAAATTTACTTTAGGGTATGCGTGAATGATTTGATCTCCTTATTTACGTATACCCTTTTATTGTGAAATAATATTTAATATGCCAGATTAGTTTAATTAGTAAAACGGGAGATTTGTAACCTTCTGTCACCCGAGCATAACGGGTATCTGGCTCCATTTGGTCCTGTCGTATAATGGTTAGTACATGAGGTTTTCATCCTCAAAACGGTGAGTTCGATTCTCCCCAGGATCACCAATTCGACTCTATATTAATTTTCTATATAATTCCTTTTAAAAGTTTACTTTAGAATGGAGGTATTTTAGTAGTTTTATAAAGAAGAAAACATGTGTATTAATATATAGCTAATAAAATTTGAATATTTTTAAAAACTATTATATAATATATATAGAAAATGAGAAAAGGGTATTGATAATAGTACCCTTTGCTCTTCCCACTGAGGGCAAATCAGTTAAGAATATTATATGGGGTGTAGCTCAGTTGGAAGAGCAATAGACCTTTAATCTATGCGGCGAGAGTTCGATTCTCTTCACCCTCACCAATAATAAAAAGAGGATAAATAATTATGGCTTACATTTATAAAATTATTAATGATATAAATGATAAAGTATATGTAGGAATGACTAATTTTTCAATAGAAAAGAGATGGGCAGAGCATTGTAGAGATAGTAAGAAAAACTCTAAAGAAAATCGTCCATTATATAGAGCTATGAATAAATATGGAATTGATCATTTCCAAATACAATTAATAGAAGAAACTGATTCCCCTCAAGAAAGAGAAAAATATTGGATTGAATATTTTGATTCTTTTAAAAAGGGTTATAATGCTACAATAGGTGGAGATGGAAGTTGTTATGTTGATATTGAATTAATTTATTCTTTATGGAATAATGGCAAGAACATTACAGAAATTCATAAAATTACTGGTTATGCAAATGATACTATTCGGAAACATTTAGAGAATAAGGGAATAAGTATTGAAGAACGAATGTCTAGGAGAGTAGCTTGGGAACGAAAAAAAATAGGCATGTTAGATAAAGATAACGAAGCTATAATAGAAATTTTTCCATCTTCTTTGGCAGCTGAAAATTTTTTAAAAAAAAGAGGGGCAAGACGTCATATAATGGAAGTTTGTAAAGGAAAAAGAAAAAGTGCTTATGGTTACAAGTGGAAACTAATGTAGTTTGATCCCGAATGGTGCATCATTTTTCTAAAAGGGAGGATATGTTTTGTTAAATACAATATTAACAGCATCTATCCCCGCTATAGCTTTAATTGTAGTTCAGCTTATTGTTAGCTCAAAGCAGCAAAGAGTTCAAGACCTTAGAACAGATATGATGATTAAAGAGGTTAAATTAGATATAGAAAGATTAGAGAAAAAACAGGAACAACATAACAATCTTATTGAGCGGGTAGTAAGGTTGGAAATGAAGAATGAAGCTCAGTGGAGATATATTGATGAATTAAAAGAATTAAATCATATTAAATAATACAAATGGTCACATAGCCAAGTGGTTAAGGCGCGTGGTTGCAACCCACGTATCATGGGTTCAAATCCTATTGTGACCTCCATTATGGAGAAGTAGCTCAGTTGGTTAGAGCGCACGTCTGATAAGCGTGAGGTCGATGGTTCGATTCCATCCTTCTCTACCATTTATGGGACACTAGCTCAGCGGTAGAGCCGCGGATATCTAATCCGTGTGACATTGATGATACATAATGGGAGAGTCATAGGCTCTTCTTTCAATAAGCCTAATCAACTTATTGAATAAACCATTATGGGGCAGGTTCGACTCCTGCGTGCGCCCGCATATGCTCCCATCGCCTAACGGAAGGGCGCGGTACTACGGATGCCGTATATGTGGGTTCGAATCCTACTGGGAGTGCCATTAAAAATGAGTAACCCTAAAATTAGGAAGGAACGCCTAACAGTCGGAAACAGATTTTGTCTGCTATGCTCATTTTCTGGAACTGTAGCTCAGTTGGTAGAGCCGGGGACTGAAAATCCCTGGGTCGGTGGTTCAATCCCACCCGGTTCCACCACGAGTCCCATTAGCTCAGCTAGGACTAGAGCAACGGTCTTCTAAACCGTGTGTCATTGGTTCGAATCCAATATGGGATACCAGCGCTAAAATGATTAAAGTGATTTGCATAACAGGCAGCTGTCCAAGATTGGGCGCCTGCGCTTAATCAAGGGTTAGGTTCATTTTCTGTCCGCGGGCAGTAATCCGCCTACTAAATTTTGTGGTTGGTAGTTCAAAAGTAGAACGTCAGGTTGTGGCCCTGAAGACAAGGGAGCGTTACCCTTCCATCCACCCATACTAAAAGGACAATATATGTCGGATAGTAGCCGAGGTACTGAGTCCTTTCCAATTAGTAGAAGCAGAGTAAAAAGTCCAGGTGATGTTCCCCTTTGAAAGTTGGTTTTTAGAGTTTATACAGCTACTATCCTTAATATTTGCAGGTATAGTTAAATGGTATAACATAACCTTGCCAAGGTTAAATTGCGAGTTCGATTCTCGCTGCTTGCTCCATAAGAAGGAAAACTTTAAACCCGGTCTTCGGGAGTGGTAAGAAGCGTATATCAGTATAGGAACCTGGGAGCAGACATACGACATGGAGCCGCAAGACTTAGCGTCTTATAACTCAGTCTGCGAATTATGCGGAATTAGCTCAGCTGGGAGAGCGCTACCCTTACAAGGTAGGTGTCAGTGGTTCGATTCCACTATTCCGCACCAGGAAGGTTAGGGAGACTGGTAAGCAGGTGGATGCGCACCACGGTGGTCTGGTTTGGTGAGACTTCTAGATGACCCCTAATACAAGTCCCCTTCCACCATGGGCTGATAGTTAAACGGGATAACT